ATTCCTAAAAAAATAATAACTTAATACTACATATTGTATTTTATTGGTATAATATGCGCTAATTTATACTATATGTTGTATTGGAGAGATAATGCGCCGGGCGTTGATTGCGAAAATTAAGATTGCTCAAAAGGAGCTGGGCTTGGACGACGGTACCTATCGCGCGGTGTTGGAGCGTGTGACGGGCAAGCGGTCGTGTACCGAGTGCAGCATCCCCGAGCTGGAGCGCGTGGTGGAGGATTTGCGCCAACATGGATTTCAGCCGAAAAAGACGGCGGGGCAACGACCGAACCGCCGCGATTCTGCCGATCCGATGATGCGTAAAATTGAAGCCCTGCTGCTGGATAACGGCTGGACTTGGAATTATGCACACGGTACGGCGAAAAAAATGTTTAAGGTTGACCGCGTGGAATGGTTGTCCGACGGCAATATGCACAAGTTGGTGGCGGCGTTGCAGATTAGTGCGAACCGCAAGAAAAAGGAGAAAACGGGATGAGCTTAAACTGGGAGATGACGGAGCAGGATTTTGCCGATGTTAAACATCTGCTGCCGCACAGTGTGGTGGCGCTGATTACGGTCATCGGGCTGGAGGCGGCGTTTCACATGGTTAAGGTTTGGGGCGGGACGAATTACCCGATTTCCAATCGCCGCCGCAATACGCGCCAGAGCCGCATCTTACACGCGCAACTGGTCGAGGACATCGGCGAGGAGGCTGCGGGGCGGTTGGAGCGTGCCTATGTCGGGCAGCCTTTCTTGGCCATTCCTCGTTGCTGGGACGCGATGCGCGAGCTGCGCAACCGATTTATCCGCCGCCAGTATGATGCAATGAGCGCGGAGGGTTTGAGCGATTTGTTTATTGTGCGCGAGCTGGTGTTGGCGCATAAGTTGTCGACGCGGAATATCCGATACATTTTGAAAGAGGCTGACCGCGAAGCGGCGGCAAGGGCGCAGGCGGATTTGTTTGCGGCTTAGTTTTTGTTGTGCTTGTGTTGAGAGTGGACCTTTTACCCTGCCTTCGGGCGGGGATTTTTTTTTGCCTTTATTCCGCTGAATGCAAGCCTGACGGGGCTTGGCGGTCGTCTGAAAGGGTTTAATGGGGTTTTCAAATGTTATGCAATCAACCTTTTTGGAGATGATGAATGGGCAAAACCGTAACCTTAACCGCTGGACACAGCAATACAGACCCGGGCGCAGTCAACGGCAGCGACCGTGAGGCAGACTTGGCGCAGGATATGCGCAATATCGTGGCATCTATTTTGCGCGATGACTACGGTTTGACCGTTAAAACTGACGGTACAGGCAAAGGCAATATGCCGTTGCGCGAGGCGGTTAAGCTGATTCGCGGCTCGGATGTGGCGATTGAGTTTCACACTAATGCAGCCGTGAATAAGGCGGCGACAGGCATCGAAGCCTTGTCCACGCCGAAAAACAAACGCTGGTGTCAGGTATTGAGCAAGGCTGTTGCCAAGGCGACAGGCTGGAAACTGCGCGGCGAAGACGGCTTTAAGCCGGATAACGCAGGGCAACATTCCCGCCTGGCTTATGCCCAGAACGGCGGCATTGTGTTCGAGCCGTTTTTTATCAGCAATGATGCGGATTTAGCCTTGTTTAAGGCTACAAAATGGGGCATCTGCCGCGCGATTGCCGACGCGATTGCAATGGAATTGGGAGCGGCAAGAGTATGAATATTATTGGTAAATTGAAAGAAGCTGCTTCCTATTTTCTTACAAAATTGATTGGAGAAAATCCTAGTAATGAGCAGGTAAACCGCGCACTTATACAGATGCCAAATGTTCGTCCGATACACACCTATCCACGCCCAAATTTAAGAAACTCAGGCGTGGCAGCCGCGAAACGTGCGGCGCGTAAACGCAAGGCGAGAAAGTAAGAAATATGATTGACGGTTGGGATGGTTATTAAGATGCGTATTTTCGATATTTTCAAAAACCCCGCGACAGGCGGTATTTCTCATTCAAAGCTCTGGGCAAATGTTGCCTGCGCGGCGGGGACGGTTAAATTCGTCATGCTGCCCGACCCTTCGGCAGAGGTTTGGGCAGTTTATTTGGGCATTGTGGGGGGGTATGCGGTGGCGCGCTCGCTGGTCAGCGTGAAGCGACAGGAGGTCGAGAATGAATCCGAATCTCGTGAAACTGTTGGCGAATAACTGGCAGCCGATTTTCATCATCGCGCTGGTCGGTACGGGTTTGGCGGTGTCGCATCATCAAGGCTACAAGTCGGCGTTTGCAAAGCAGCAGGCCGTCATCGACAAGATGGAGCGCGAAAAGGATCAGGCCTTGCGTCTGTCGGCGCAAAACTACGCACGCGAGCTGGAGCAAGCCCGCGAAGAAGCAAAACAATCTGAAGCCAAGGCGCACGCCGTCGGTGTGAAATTGGCACAAAAGCAGGCGGAAGTCAGTCGTCTGAAAACGGAAAATAAAAAGGAAATATCACATGTGCTTACTCAAGACCGTCAAAATGCAAGCGGCAGTTGTATTGACGGCTTTGGCCATCACGGGCTGCAGCTCTACAACCGCGCCCTCGGCTACGGAAATTAAAGCTGTCGAAAAGGCGGTCATGCCGACACCGCCCGCCGCGTTGATGGTCGCTCCGGTGCGCCCGAATGCGCCGAAAGACGGTAAGACGGCAACGCTGTTGGAACATGCCGCTGAGTTTGGCGGCTATGTTGCCGAACTTGAAAATCAGAATGCGGCATGGCGAGAGTGGGTGGATAACCACTTGAGCAAAGTCGGCGACTAACAAAAAAGCCCGCGTAGGGCGCGGGCTTAGGGTAAAAGCGGATTTTATACCTCTTTTACAGGGGTCGCGGCGGTAGTGCTTTTCAGCAAATCGACTGCGTGCTGGCAGTTTTGCTTGCTGGTGTAGCCTTCGCCCTGAGCGATGATTTCATGGTTGGCTGCTTTCAAACGCCAACGGTATTCGCCTTTTGCGTCTTTATAGATTTCAAAATACATAAGGTTTCTCCTATGAATGAGTACACGTTTTCTTACCGCTTTGACGGCAAGTCCTGGTCATTGAGCATTTGGGCGGACAGCCCTGAAGAAGCCCGGGCAAAATTTCGGGCTGCACGGGAAAATGCGCAGTATGACGGCGAAGTTGTAACAAAGATTTATACATTTGTAAATATTTCGTGGGTTAAGAAGTTGTACAGACGGATAAAATATTTAATGGGTATCAAAGAATGACCTACCGTGAATTAGTTGAGCGTCAGTTGGCTGTGCGCCATGCCGATTTAGAATTGGGCTTAAGCCGCGCCCGCGAACAAGAGCCGTTTGTCATCCATGTTTCTAATCTGCTGGATAAGGCAGGGTTTGAATATACGGTACGAATGAATAAGGATTTTCAGACGACCTTTAACCTTGAATATCCAAATACAAACTACGACACCTTTAAGCGTGCAGTTTGGCAGACGATTTCGGCGTATTACTGCGTTTGTAACGATGGGGATGGACTCGAAATTTCCAGTAATCGCCCTGACGGCTACTCCGTCCGTATCGTATTCGGCGATGTGCCGGTTTAAAGGGGTTTTAAATGGACTTTGAATTTGGTTTTAAAACCCTGTGGCCGATTGCGACTGCCGCGTTTTGGTTTTGGGTCAACGGCATTTCGGGTCGTCTGAAAGAGGCAGACAAGCGTATCGACGACCTTAAAGAGGAGCTACACAATGTCAAGCTCTCCTATCACACCAAGCAGGACGCCCAAGCCGACCGAAAAAATATCGCGGCGTCTTTGGAGCGCATCGAAAACAAACTTGAAAAAATGAATGAAAAATTAGACAGGAAAGCGGACAAATCATGAGCGACCCGATTTTAGAAGCCTTGGCGCGTATCGAAGCCAAACAGGATGACCTGCTCGCCAATCAGGCGCGTATGGACGAGGAATTGCAGCAAATCAAAAAAGACTGCAAGAAATCTGCGGCGGTTTATGGCGGTCTCGGCGGCGTGATTGTAACGACCGGCTGGGAACTGTTGCGAGCCAAGTTCGGAGGCTGATATGGCACACCCGAAAGAA